GACGAAAAGCCGCAGGTACAACAGGTAGCGCAGATCATCAACGGTGTGTTCAGCCAGTTACTGGCAACTTTCCCGGCGAGTCTGGCTAACCGTGACCAGAACGAACTGAACGAAATCCGCCGCCAGTGGGTTCTGGCTTTCCGGGAAAACGGGATCACCTCGATGGAACAGGTTAACGCAGGAATGCGCGTAGCCCGTCGGCAGAATCGACCATTTCTTCCATCACCCGGGCAGTTTGTTGCATGGTGCCGGGAAGAAGCATCCGTTATCGCCGGACTGCCAAACGTCAGCGAGCTGGTTGATATGGTTTACGAGTATTGCCGGAAGCGTGGCCTGTATCCGGATGCAGAGTCTTATCCGTGGAAATCAAACGCGCACTACTGGCTGGTTACCAATCTGTACCAGAACATGCGGGCCAATGCGTTGACTGACGCGGAATTACGGCGCAAGGCTGCCGATGAACTGACCTGTATGACAGCGCGAATTAACTGTGGTGAGACTATACCTGAACCAGTAAAACAACTTCCTGTCATGGGCGGCAGACCTCTAAATCGAGCACAGGCTCTGGCGAAGATCGCAGAAATTAAAGCTAAGTTCGGACTGAAAGGAGCAAGTGTATGACGGGCAAAGAGGCAATTATTCATTACCTCGGAACGCATAAGAGCTTCTGTGCACAGGACGTTTCCGCGCTAACAGGCGCAACAGTAACCAGCATAAATCAGGCCGCGGCTAAAATGGCACGGGCAGGTCTTCTGGTTATCGAAGGTAAGGTCTGGCGAACGGTGTATTACCGGTTCGCTACCAGAGAAGAACGGGAAGGAAAGGTGAGCACGAACCTGATTTTTAAGGAGTGTCGCCAGAGTGCCGCGATGAAACGGGTATTGGCGGTATATGGAGTTAAAAGATGACCATCTACATCACTGAGCTAATAACAGGCCTGCTGGTAATCGCAGGCCTTTTTATTTGGGGGAGAGGGAAGTCATGAAAAAACTAACCTTTGAAATTCGATCTCCGGCACATCAGCAAAACGCTATTCACGCAGTACAGCAAATTCTTCCAGACCCAACCAAACCAATCGTAGTAACCATTCAGGAACGCAACCGCAGCTTAGACCAAAACCGAAAGCTTTGGGCTTGCCTTGGTGACGTCTCTCGTCAGGTTGAATGGCATGGTCGCTGGCTGGATGCAGAAAGCTGGAAGTGCGTTTTTACAGCAGCATTAAAGCAGCAGGACGTTGTTCCTAACCTTGCCGGGAATGGCTTTGTGGTAATAGGCCAGTCAACCAGCAGGATGCGTGTAAGCGAATTTGCGGAGCTATTAGAGCTTATACAGGCATTCGGTACAGAGCGTGGCGTTAAGTGGTCAGACGAAGCGCGACTGGCTCTGGAGTGGAAAGCGCGATGGGGAGATCGGGCTGCATGACTATCAAATCAAATACGCCAGCACACGACAAGGACTGCTGGCAAACGCCGCTTTGGCTTTTTGATGCACTGGATATTGAGTTTGGATTCTGGCTGGATTCGGCAGCGAGCGACAAAAATGCTCTGTGCGCTCACTGGCTAACTGAGGCCGACGACGCGCTCAATTCTGAGTGGGTAAGCCACGGTGCAATCTGGAATAACCCACCGTACAGCAATATCAGGCCGTGGGTGGAAAAAGCCGCTGAGCAGTGCATACAACAGCGACAGACGGTAGTGATGCTTGTGCCAGAGGATATGTCTGTCGGATGGTTCAGCAAGGCTCTGGAGAGTGTTGACGAAGTTCGTATTATCACTGATGGACGGATTAATTTTATCGAACCATCGACGGGGTTGGAGAAGAAGGGAAACAGCAAAGGCTCAATGCTGCTGATTTGGCGACCGTTCATCAGTCCTCGACGAATGTTTACTACCGTATCCAAAGCGGCATTGATGGCGATCGGGCAGGGCGTCAGGAGGGCAGCATGAGACGACAGCGACGAAGTATCACCGACATCATCTGCGAAAACTGCAAATACCTTCCAACGAAACGCTCCAGAAATAAACCCAAGCCAATCCCAAAAGAATCTGACGTAAAAACCTTCAACTACACGGCTCACCTGTGGGATATCCGGTGGCTAAGACATCGTGCGAGGAAATGACAATGGATTATTCACAGTTAAGTGATTTTGAAATTAACAGACGAGTATGTGAGGCTTTAGATATGGAGGAGTATTTCTTCATACCTGATGACGAAGCAGATTTCGATTCGGAGATCCCCACTGACGAAAGAGGTCCTGTTTGGCAGACGTCAAAAAGGGATATTAATGGCTTCCGTGCTTCAAACGGAAATTGCTTCAATCCTTGCAACAACCCGGCGGACGCAAAGCCTATTATCGTAGAGAACAGAATTGGCATTATTCCTGCGCCAGAAAATGGATTATGGAAGGCAGCGCATAGAAAGATTGGTAACGATAATACTCCATACCATATGACTCAAAATGTAAATCCACTCCGCGCCGCCATGATTGTCTTTCTGATGATGCAGGACGCCAATAATGCTTAGCCCATCCCAATCCCTTCAATACCAGAAAGAAAGCGTCGAGCGGGCTTTAACGTGCACTAACTGCGGTCAGAAGCTGCATGTGCTGGAAGTTCACGTGTGCTCAGATTGCTGCGCAGAACTGATGAGCGATCCGAATAGCTCAATGTACGAGGAAGAAGACGATGGCTAAACCAGCGCGAAGACGATGTAAAAACGAAGAATGTCGGGAATGGTTTCACCCTGCATTCGCTAATCAGTGGTGGTGCTCTCCAGAGTGTGGAACAAAGATAGCACTCGAACGACGAAGCAAAGAACGCGAAAAAGCGGAAAAAGCAGCAGAGAAGAAACGACGACGAGAGGAGCAGAAACAGAAAGATAAACTGAAGATTCGAAAACTCGCCTTAAAGCCCCGCAGTTACTGGATTAAACAAGCCCAACAAGCCGTAAACGCCTTCATCAGAGAAAGAGACCGCGACTTACCATGTATCTCGTGCGGAACGCTCACGTCTGCTCAGTGGGATGCCGGACATTACCGGACAACTGCTGCGGCACCTCAACTCCGATTTGATGAACGCAATATTCACAAGCAATGCGTGGTGTGCAACCAGCACAAAAGCGGAAATCTCGTTCCGTATCGCGTCGAACTGATTAGCCGCATCGGGCAGGAAGCAGTAGAGGAAATCGAATCAAACCATAACCGCTATCGCTGGACTGTCGAAGAGTGCAGGGCCATCAAGGCGGAGTATCAACAGAAACTTAAAAAACTGCGAAACAGCAGAAGTGAGGTTGCATGAATATCTACGAAAGAATTGATGGCAGCAAATACCGAAATATTTGGGTAGTTGGTGACCTGCACGGATGCTACACGAACCTGATGAACAAACAGGATACGATTGGATTCGACAACAAAAAAGACCTGCTTATCTCGGTGGGCGATTTGGTTGATCGCGGTACAGAGAACGTCGAATGCATGGAATTAATCACATTCCCCTGGTTCAGAGCTGTACGTGGAAACCATGAGCAAATGATGATTGATGGCTTATCAGAGCGTGGAAACGTCAATCACTGGCTGTTTAATGGCGGTGGCTGGTTCTTTAATCTCGATTACGACAAAGAAATTCTGGCTAAAGCTCTTGCCCATAAAGCAGATGAACTTCCGTTAATCATTGAACTGGTGAGTAAAGGTAAAAAATATGTCATCTGCCACGCCGATTATCCTTGTGACGAATACGAATTTGGAAAGCCAGTTGATCATCAGCAGGTAATCTGGAACCGCGAACGAATCAGCAACTCACAAGACGGGGTCGCGAAAGAAATCAAAGGCGCGGACACGTTCATCTTTGGTCATACGCCAGCAGTGAAACCACTCAAATTTGCCAACCAGATGTATATCGATACTGGCGCAGTGTTCTGCGGAAACCTCACATTGATTCAGGTACAGGGAGAAGGCGCATGAGACTCGAAAGCGTAGCTAAATTTCATTCGCCAAAAAGCCCGATGATGAGCGACTCACTACTGGCCACAGTTTATTGGTTTTCGTAACTGAGTCATTTTATTATTTTATTGCAACTTTTAATCTTTTATAGTGCGAAATAAATGGAGCTAGCATTCATTTCGCACTTTATGTTTTTGTTGGACTTATGTTATTTTGATTGAATTCAATTCAGTTAAAAAAAGAAGGTGATTGCTCCATTTATAAATGAATAGTCATCCCCTGTCTTGAATTCTGATGTTACTTTATTAAATGCTAGTGTGAAGGCTACAGGTGCATACCCAATTGTTGCGCCAACTTGATATTCATCAACAGTTTTGTTTAGCGATACTGTTGTTTGTTTCGTCTGTATTGTTTTTCCTTCGAGAGTATAGTTGCGATTGACATCTCGTCTTTCCATACCTGCAAAAATCTTGTATTTGAATCCGCTTGTATCGGACATATGCATTAAACCACGGGGAGCCAGCAGACCAAAGCCATTATCCGAATTGAAGGTTTTATCATTACCAATGGCAATGGTTGCGCCATATGCTACATATTGAAATAAGTTTCCAGTAACAGCAGAAACTTCAGGGTATAATCCAACATTAGCACCTAAAATATCCATACTTGGTGTCATGGATAGCATCCCTTTTACAGTATAACCGTAGCGATTCTCTATTTGATCATCCCATGCATGATATTTTTCTGCCCCAATAATCTCATGAGCTTTATTTTGTACTTTCTGACCGCCTGCGTCGGGGCCAACAACACCTATGTCAGTACCTAATCGATAGCGAATCCAGTCATTCGCAAGGGAGTTCCATTCAATACCAGTGTGAGTGTATGCACTAAAAGCTCTGTCTCCAGTTACAGCTGTGTTGTGTCTTTTATTACTGCCTGATGGAGAGTAAATATCTTGCGCAATATGGAGAGATAATTGGCTCGAGTCTGAGATATCGTGGCTATATCCCAGAAATAAGCCTTGTGAGTAATCATCTCTGTTTTCATGTTTATTGCCATAAATATCATTAAGTATTGGTTGAAACTTCCCTGCATCATCATTTGCTAATGATAATGCAAGGCTGTTCGCGATAGCTGAACACGTGGTAAATGACAGAGCAATAAAGACGCCAGCGATGACACTTTTTTTCATATGTTATTGTCTTCCTTTTTTTGAATGGTGCGCGCATTTTACATACGTGAGTTTGTAATACAAGGTGCGTAATCAATATGATGTTTTATAATTGCGTGAGACAATTGATTTATTTGTTTTTTTATTGTGGTTTTTATTATCTTTTTAATGTAACGATGTTTTTATTAAGTGTGTTTGCGTGGTGTTTTATGTTTTTATAATTTTTATTTTATTAAATTTAAATGCATTAGTAATAGCTACTCTATATAGCAATATAAGAACTGTTACAAAAAAGGGGGGCAATTACAGGTAGTTATGGATGATGAGTGAAACAGATATTGGAGAACCGGGGAATGAATGATGTCTGAGTCTTATATATCAGAACTCCTTCGCTGTCGCAGGGGGCTCCTGTGCTTATGTCGTTTCCCCGATTCGGTTTTGAACGATTACCGAATGTTGAAGAATTATGCCAAAACACTGAAAGGGACAATCGTATGAAGCTGGGGATAACGATGGGTTTATACCCTTTTATTGATTTTTGCTGGCAATTGGTGTGCTGGGCTGATTTTGTGGAGAAAGTTGATGCGTGATATTCAGATGGTTCTTGAGCGTTGGGGAGCATGGGCGGCTAATAACCATGAGGATGTGACCTGGTCGTCCATTGCTGCCGGTTTTAAGGGATTAATTCCTTCAAAAGTAAAATCTCGTCTGCAATGCTGTGACGATGACGCGATGATCATTTGTGGATGCATGGCTCGCCTGAAAAAGAATAACAGCGACCTGCACGATTTATTGGTAGATTATTATGTTGGTGGTATGACATTTATGACGCTTGCGCGTAAGCATGGATGCTCTGATACATGTATAGGGAAACGTTTGCAAAAAGCTGAAGGTGTGGTTGATGGTATGTTGATGATGTTGGATATCACACTTGAGATGGATTCGATTGTAATGGTATTTGATTAATATCATTTTTTTCAAAAGCGCGATAAAGAGAATAGCAGAGAATTATGAAATAATTGGGGTAAGTATGTTTAATAAGACAATTGTTTTAACTTTGCTAACATGTTTGTTTTGCTCTTCTGTCGCGGATGCGAAGCGCGGTGGGCATAGGCGCTCATATCATCGTTCGCATACTTATCATTATAAAAATAATGAAGAGAGCAAACTAAGAACCTGCTCGGGAAGATATGTTGATTATTATGGAGTTTGTGATGAAAAAATATGGAAAATAGTGAAAGTCCAAAACCTGTTACCACGAAAAAAAAGATACAAAAAGTAAGTGGTAAGGCATCTAAAGTTGAAACTAGTTTATCTGACTCGCAAGTGAGAACCGTGTACCCACAGGAAAAGCCCAAACCTACTTGTGCTCCATTGTATATGGCTCACAAACCTGGTTATACAAATTTGCCCATATGTGTTGATGGTCAATATTAATTACTTGGTTAGGTGTTTACGATCGTAAAAATCAGAGTATCCTGTTAAGAGTGGTTACTTCGCCACACAACTTAAACCCGCCTCTGAGCGGGTTTTGTCGTTTCTGAAGGATTTATATGAAAGAGATTAAAATTGCAGCACATCAATGTGTCTTACCCGCTAGAATTCGATTTACATTTTCTACTTCTGGAGAAACTAAAGAAGAAGTGATTGAAAAGATGAGAATCGTCATCGATCAGCTTAGTAAAGACGAGGTCCATCTTGATCCATATGTACATCTTGAGAGTTATCTATCAGGCGTGAATATATCTTGCTCCCCCGCCTGATAGGTTAATTGTTTATTATTCCATTACCATCTTGCCGATCTGTGCGGGAAGCGGGACAACATACTCCCAGAACGGTTCGTTAGAAGCGATGCCTGACCAGTACCAGATTGCTTTTGTGAAGATTATTGCTGCGTTATCTGTTAATGAATCAATGTCAAGAAGTCTCATATCACCACGGTGAATATTTGTATTATCACCTGCCAGTATTTCATAAATAGGTTGCGGCCCATCGTGTTCACGATAATTTTCTCTAAAATAATTCGCATCCTCTATCTTTTCACAGGCGAATATTGACTGGTATCTGGATGGTTTTGTTGGGAACTGAAGCTGACGAACCAGTTCAACAATAAGCTCCATGAGATCAGTGCTGGTTAGGTCTCTTCTCGGAAACAGGTATCGTAAACCATGTTCAGCGATTTTGAAATCAAACTTCGCCCCAATAGGACCATCAACAATGTAGCTATCAGTTACAGGCGGCACTATAGAAGAAAAATTCATTAATGTATTTGCATTGTATCTGCCTCTTCTGTCAGCAGAATAAAGCACTATGCCCATTTAACTCTCCTGATTTGATGTAGTTACTTTTGGCGATGTAACGATATCAAGCGCGAGGTTATACCGCCAGATTCTTAATCTGGCACTTCATCTGGCCCGGGTATGTACCGGTTTTTTTATTTAAGGCCGCTGACAGGTCCATTTAGTGCAACGTCTTTCCCCGTTTCCGCTCCTGGAATATTCGGGGATTTTTTATTCCCTCAATTTGCACCCGCGATATGTGCGAGGTGAGAGATGATGAAATGCCTCATAACCCAAATACCTGGCCGGACTGGCTGG